CCCCTTTGGAGTTCGTTACCGAAACTCCTTCCCTTCTACTATGTAGAAGGGACCCATCGGCGTGTAAGTGCAATCGCGCCGCGCGATACAGTCTGCTGCAGATGCTTTGGGTCATTAGGCTCTTGCGAGCCAATGAGTCCAAAACATTTCAGGAGTGCTGAATCCCCAGAAAGGGGATCATCGCGACGAATGGTACGAGGAACCCAAGTGCGGATTTCAAACCGCATGAGATCCTTGTTCCATCGACCGAGTTGGTAAGCGTGCTGTACGCTTGACCAACCCAACCCCGGCGAGTCATCGCCAAGCAAAGGCAAACGCCCCAAGATTTTCTCTACATGGGCGCGAACCTGAGCTGCGGTTCTCCAAAATCCTTTCAGATAGAACTGATTGGACATGGAGACCCAAGCGATGAGCTCGGCTGCATCCTGTCTACGTGCTGGAGGCAGATGACGGACATACGTAGGAGTTACGTTATATCCGTCATAAGCATCCACTCCGCAAGACTCTCTGAACTTTCCGGTCCAGAAAGACTTGCTTTGGTTCACCTTAAGTCCGAAGGACTCAAGGAGATCACACGTAGTAGATGCCTCATCTGCGGGAACAAGAATGTCGTCCCCGTAGACGTAAACGTCACGCGAACATCGAATGATATTGCGGGACGTGACGGGCAACTTGAGCCTTCGTAGCCTTCCAAGGATGGCAATAGTGTAAAACACCATTGACTCCATTGGAAAGCACAAGGCTGAACCCATCGACGCAAACTTGCTAAGGGAAAGGATATCTCCATCAGCAAGTTGAGCTCTGGTAGAACGACATGCGAAAACTTGGTCCCGGAAATTTGGGGCCACGCTAAGCATATCCCACACCAGATCAGAAGACACCCTGTCACTAGCTTCACTAAGATCGATTGTCGCAAGACGACCGTTCTTGGAGGACTCTAGTGCCAAACGCCCATTGATGGACTGGTCAGAAAAGTTGACATGCCCACCAGTGAAGCGGTCCCGCTCTATTACGGGAACGAGCCATTGCAATATCCCCTGCTGCACGAATTGCATGCAGACAGGTTCAATTGCAATGACACGAGGTGTTTTCTGCGTCTTAGGAACGAAAACAACCCTGACGGGTTGTTCGTCCTCGGGTTCGGTGAAGTCAACATCCGCCAAGTCGACCTCATCCCCTATATTTCGTACGGATGCTATTCCGTATTCGGTATAGGGAAAGTTGGACTCAAGGCGGGCGTGCCAACGCGTGGAGAGATATTTACGGTTACCGTGTAACCTCTCCGCAGTGGCACCTGGGCCGTGACGAGGATGAAGTCTTTCTCTCGGATCACCGTAAGGTGCTCTGTTGAGAAGACTACTCCAAAGAACACGAGCAATCCTGTTGAAGCCGACAACGTCGTCTTCAACGGGAATCCAGGATTCGACTTCACTCTCACACTCCTTGAACCGTTGCAAGGCTTTGCGGGTGCGCTTTTGGGAGCACTCGCGAAGAATCTTCTTGTGCGCAAGCAGAATCTGCCTGACACAAGCGATTGTCTCCTTGCATGGATCTTGGAGCAAGCAGCCGTCAGTGTTGAAGATCTTGACTAGGAAACCTCGTAGGAATACGGGGAGACCTCTACGATGCCATTTGAAACTTGGCGTCATAGATGAAGTCAAGCACCCCTCGTCAAGCGCTCTTTCGAAAGCTTGGCAAAGGGATGGAAGGCATATCGTTAAAAACGATTCCCCTTCCTCTTCAACACGCCTATGGACAGTTTTTATGTCCATAGTAGGGTCGGCATCGCACTTCATCCCGCTATCAAGCAGGATGTGTTCCGTGAGCCACACTAGGCTTTTCATGGGCACTCCTGTTAGAGTTGACCCAGTCCACTGCCTAGAGTACTGTCCCCAAGGGTTCTAGCAGGTTACCCTGCTAGCCCCTTCCTCTCATGGGGTAGACCGTTAGGTCTCCCCGCCGAGAACCTTCAGGATGTTCCCAGACGTGAGGTACGCGATCAAACCGCTTGCCATCAGCTGCGCCTCAGTATTGGTGTAGCCGACGGTTGGCTTGTCGATCACGACGTACACGGACTGGGAATAGACCCTGTTGTTCGCGGACGTGAGAGGGTCTGCTGCGATCTTCGTCGCATCGAGCCGAACCGTATAACGGTTCCGCTCCGCCTTGTACTGATGGGCGATGGTCATCTTGTATGACCCATCGTCCTTCTGGTACACGGACGAATCGACACCGCGAGCAATCGCGGGCATCGATTGAGCGACAGCATTGATCGTAACAGATTGAGGATCAGAAAACATAGGCGGTGTCCCACGGTTTTGGGGTTGAGGTTAGAACCGCGATCGAGAGATCCCGAGTGCGGCTAGGATGCTAGCTTGATAGCCAGAAAGGCCATCAAAGTTAACACCAAACCCGTACGGCGTCGCAGCAGCGCGCGACTTCGTTTCTATGGTTTCTTCACCATAGGCCGAAGCAGAGCCCCCTTCGATCGGTCCATATAATCCGTTTCCGGAAAATGTGGGCCAACTTCCGAAGGACTCCCATCGTGTTGTGACCGTCTTATGTCGCATCACGAAAGCGTAATCTGCTGTGAGGTTGTCAACTGCATTTGACGACATATTGGATGCTATATCCCCTATGTTGCCAAACCAGTCACCCAACCAGGACCAGGGCAGAGCTTCCCACATAACGCTTGGAGTAATGTGTGCTCCAAACAATGCGCGGGTTGCTCTGGACGTCCACTCAGACGACTCAACATCTGGAATGTAGTAGCGAAAGCGTGCTGCAAACCAGATATGCTCACGTGTCGTTACAGTTTTGACGCACGTGTAGTTACCGGCGTTGAGCCCCGGATAGTTCCCAGGTGCATTGTAAAATGCACCAGTAGGGAGGTTTCCGTTGTACAACACGGTGGAGGTCGTCTCAGTGGTGTCAACCAGCTTGCGGCGTCGGCGAATACCTTTGCCGTTATCCCGCTTTATCTGGGCCAACTTTTGGTCCAGGGTTTGCCAAGTATGGTACATGTCTTGTACATCCTTGACAAATGGGAGCCATCCGAACTGGATGTTGAGGTACTCGGATCCTAAGGAACGAAAGTTTCTTAATTTCCAAAGTAGCCTCAAGGGTAACGTAGGTAGGTCGCGCAATTCCCACACAAAGTTAGCAACGGACACAGTCGGGTTTCCCGGACGTGCTCGTTTCCAACCAGTTGCACCGTGGCCGTTTAACAGAGATTGCTCTGTTGCCCAGCTCGGAGGCAGTGCAGGAATTGGCTTAGTAGACTTCCATCCATCGATAGAAGTCGACTTAGCACCCTCATACACATTCTTCTTAAGAACTTTGGAGTAGATTGTCGGAAAAGGAAAAGTCGAACACCGCAAATGTTTGTGGTGCACGAAGAATCCTCCACCGCCACTCCAACTCCCATCCTTAAGACGAAGGTTTGAGGACGTAGCAAGCAGGTTGTCTTGCTCATGCCCATAGACAATTGCGTGAGAAGGCCCACTTCCACTAGACAGACCTAAATCTGTCGTAGTTAGTCGGAAGCGAGCATTCGGACGCGAAGGCATGAACAAGACCTCACCATGCGGGTTTCTTGTAATCGGTTAAGATTACAAGGGGTTGCGTTGCCGCCAGGGTCTCCC